TGGACGGACTTACCGGCGTTAGGTACAAACGGCTTCGCCGTGGTCTCTGGGTGGCGGCTGAAGGCCTTATCTACGAGGAATTCAATCCTGCGTACCACGTGGTGGACAAGAGCAGCGTTCCGATGTCATGGCCCAGGTTCTGGTCAATTGACTTCGGCTTCAACCATCCGTTCGTCCTTCAATGCTGGGCGGAGGATCCTGACGGCAGGCTGTACCTGTACAAGGAGATTTACCATACACAGCGAACCGTCGACGAACATGCAGAGACAATTCTACGTGCGACCGAGCGGGACCCTAAGCCGCAATTCATCCTCGCAGACCATGACGCAGAGAACCGTGCCCGTTTCGAAAACAAGATCGGACAGGGCACTAGACTTGCTGATAAACGCGTTCTTCACGGCATCCAAATGGTGCAGGCTAGACTCAAGGTTCAAAAGGACGGAATGCCGCGCATCCTACTCATGCGGGACGCTGTCATTGACGTCGATTTATCACAGAAGGACGCGGGAAAACCGGCGTCCACGCTTGAAGAGATCACGTCGTACGTATGGGCCAAGTCTGATTCCCCAGGAAAGAAGGAGCAACCCGTTAAGCTGAATGATGACGGAATGGATGCCATGAGGTACATCTGCGCCGAGCGAGATCCGATGCTCCTCCCGAAAATTAGGTTCATGTGATGAGAAAGACAGATGTCGTCCGCATCGTCCTCAACGTCGCCACCGTCGCGCTGGCGACGTCCGGCATGTGGCTGCTCCTGGGGGTCGGAGCAGCCCTCCTGACGGCTGCTGCCGGGGTGGCACTACTCGGGTGGGCACTGGACAGCTAGCTGGACCCGCCACCCTCACGGAGCGTGATTAGTGCCGTGGTCTGGTCACATACCGCCCGAATCGGACAGGGTACAGAGAGTATTTAGTAGGTATACATAGAGTTAGAGTTACTACTCGTTACTCTCTGTCATACTCCCAGGAAAGTGTTCCGTGTTCCGGATGTTCCGGATACTGTGTTAATCGCCATTCTAAACATAGACAGGGTACCTGTGTAATCTCACGTCTGGCGGTTATCAGGGTACCCGGAACATCCGGAACACCACCTGACGGGTACGATTCCTGTAGGTCACGGAGCGTGAGGAGGTGGCGGATCAGCCACCTCCGGTGCTACTGTGTGCGTGCACGGTGTCTCCCGTGTCAAGTCGTCGCGGGTCCCCGAGCCGTGGCGCAAGGCCCCCGCCCCCTGCACTGGGAGCGGGGGCCTTTTCTATCTGAAAGTTATTGTGCTTCCATACCGTTGTAGGGGCGCTACAGGTCGGCTGTAGCTTCTAGGTATGCGGTCACTTCTAGGAACCCTCGCGCACGCGGTGCGCAACGAAGTTCCCGTGCCGCTGGTTCCTTCCTCGCATTCGATTTTCAGCCGTGCGATGCCGGTACAGAACATGAGCGCCCAACTTGAGGCGTTCCCCTCTGTGCCGGTTCTTTTTGCTATCGTTGACCGGCTTGCCTCTACGGTGGCGTCTGCGGAAATCTGCCTTCACCGCGGTGAGACTGAAGTTACGTCCCATCCCGCGCTCAATCTGTTGCTGCGACCGAATCCTGTCATGTCGCTTGACATGCTCTTGGAGACGTGTCAGCAGCACTATGAGCTTGTCGGTGAGGCGTGGATCCTCGTGTCCCGCTCGCCATCTTCTCCGCTCCCGCTGGAGTTGTGGCCCGTTCGACCGGATCGGATGGAGCCGGTACCGCACCCGACGAAGTACGTCTCGGGCTACGTCTACCGCGGTCCAGATGGGCACGATGTGCCTCTCGGCGTGGACGATGTTCTTTTCCTGCGTCGACCGAACCCACTTGATCCGTACCGTGGTTGCGGCCCGGTGCAGTCGCTGATGAATCACCTCAACAGCAGCAAGTACTCTGCTGAGTGGAATGCTAATTTCTTCCGTAACGGTGCTGAGCCCGGTGGGATCATCCGTGTAGACCGACAGCTGTCCGATGCCGAGTTCGACGTCATGGCCTCTCGGTGGCGAGAGCAGCACCAGGGAGTCAGCAACGCGCATCGCGTCGCCATCCTGGAACAGGCGGAATGGGTTTCAGTTCAGTCATCGTCGCAGAGGGACATGCAATTTGCTGAGTTGCTGTCCCTCGCAGACGAGACCATCCGTACGGCCTTCGGATTCCCAAAGCCGCTGCTCGGGTCCGTCGATGACGTCAACCGAGCGAACGCTGAAGCGGCTGAAGTCGTCTTCGCACGGTGGCTGATCAATCCTCGCCTCAACAGGTGGGCCAGGATGTTCAATTCCCGTCTGCTTCCAATGTTCGGCACCGTCGGTGCGAACGTTGAGTTCTCCTTCAAGGACATGTCGCCGGACGACGCTGCGCTGAAGATTCAGTCTCGTGAGTCCAACGTAGGCGTCTTGTCGACGATGATCGGTCTCGGGTTCGATGTTAAGGAAACCCTAGAGTGGCTTGACCTTCCCGAGATTTCCTTCAGCAAGCCAGAACCGCCTGCCCCTCCCGTGCTGCCCGAACCGCCCCCTCCTCCTGCGCCGGAGAAGGGGGCGGACGCGTGGGCAAAACCCCTGTTCAGAGCCGCTGTCGAGCCCCCTCCCGGGTCTCCTGACGGGGTCCGTCCGGAGCTACCGCCCGGTGCCGGACCCTCTCTGGGTGGCGTACAGCGGCAGTGGGAGAGCGCACTAGGGGATCTGCTTGACGAATGGCACGTGCTGTCTGCTCAGTGGCGTGAATACATCGCTCGGGCAATTGAGGAGATCGCTGGTTCCGGCGACATCCTCTCGCTGGGGAATCTGACCGTGGACACCAGCGATGGTGCTGCTGCTATTCAGGCGTACATGCTCCGTCTCTTTGGTCTTGCAGCCAGCGGAATCGTCGGAGAGGCGAACGCACAAGGAATCACGCAGATTTCACCCGCGTCACCGGACATGGTCCGGACCGCCAGCGTTGCGCAGATCACCAGCACCATGCTGGGGAGCATCCTCGTGACGTCGGCGGTCGGAGAAGCGGTCCGTGTTTGGTCTCCCGGTGTGAACGCCACTGAGGTCGGTGGCGCTGTTCGTGTTCATCTCGACTCCCTCACCGATGCTGCGCCACGGCTGTATCTCGGGTCCGCGCTCACGTCCGCACAGCATGACGGTCGGCTTCAGACAATCGCGTCCGGTCCTGAAGCCGCGCTGTACGCGGACGAAACCCTTGACGGGAACACGTGCGGTCCCTGTAGGGCGATCCACCGTAAGTGGGTCGGTAACGCGTCGGATGGTATGCGGCTGAAGACGTACCCCACGCGCGGGTACGTCGGGTGCGAGGGGCGTGACCGGTGCCGTGGGCAGGTTGTCGCTGTCTGGCGCGGTGGAAGGGACTGGCGTAAGTGGGTTGAAATGGAGCCGGAAAAGTGAATCTGAAGCATGTTAGGTCCGTTCCCGCTAGGTTCGCCAATCGGGCGCCGTCGAAGGACGATCGTTTCTGGCGCATTGAGAACCGTGCAGGGTCCGACGTCGCCGATCTGTATCTCTTCGACGAAGTGTCGTTCTACGGGATCGACGCCAATTCGTTCCGGGCTGAGCTTGACGAAGTGAAGGCGAGTAAGCTTCGTCTTCGGATTAATTCGCCTGGCGGAGATGTCTTCGACGGGATCGCTATCGCGAATCTTCTGCGGGCGCGTGATCCTGAGTTCGAAGTTGTCGTTGACGGTCTTGCTGCGAGCATCGCGTCCGTCATTGCTGTCGCCGGTGGGAAGGTGACCATGTCGCCGAATTCCCAGATGATGATCCACGACGCGTCCGGGATCGTCATGGGCGACGCGGAGGACATGCGTTCCATGGCCAAGGTCATGGACAAGATTTCGGACAACATCGCGGGCGCCTACGCCACCAAGGCGGGCGGGGACCCTGCCGAGTGGCGCAAGAGGATGAGGGCCGAGACGTGGTTCAGCGCGGCTGAAGCTGTCGAGTCCGGTCTCGCGGACGAAGCCGTCACCCCGGAGGAGAGCGTCCCTCCGGATGAAGCCATTCCGGACGCTTCCATTGATGCGAAGAACATCTTCGACTTCGTGCTGAACGACGTTCCAGATGTCAGCCGCATCTTCGCATCTGTTTTCTCTGATGCTCCGGAAATCTCCCCCACCGTGGCACCTGTTCCTGGTGCATCCAACATCTCTGCCGGTGGCGTTGAGGTAGACGAGCGAACCGTTGACGTCGTGCGCGAGAGCGACGTCCGGAGCATCTTCGACGACATTTTCTCGCATGCCCCGGAACCAAAGGGGAATCCTGTTGCGACGAACGTCCCACAGGAACCGCTGCACCCGGTCATTGATATTGCTGGAATCCGAAATGCCGTGAGAGAGGCATCGTTCTGATGGTTGCTATTCCTACGTCTACTGCTGAGCTTGAGGATTTCCTCGCGGATTCCGGCCGGGTCACCGCGTCGATCCGCGATGGGTCGTTCAACGAATACATTGCTGCGTACGCGCGTGCTCGTCTCAACACCGACGCTGATATCCGGCATCAGGTCAAGGAGCAGACCGCGATCGCGATTCAGGACTTCCTGAAGGCCGCGGACAGCGAGGGTTTCGCCCCCCAGTACGTGCCGTCCGTCGGTTCGCCGGTGGCGAGTGCACAGAAGAACCCGATCCACAACCCGCGTGCGATGGGTGCCGCGCTTGACAAGGACTTCAGCAATTCTGCTGAGTTCTTCAAGACGATTTGGCACAACGCTCCGCAGACCGCTGACCGGCAGGCCGCTGTCCATCGGATCCGGAATGCGTTCTCCAGCACCGTTCCCAGCGAGGGTGGCTTTCTCATCCCGGAGACGATCCGTGCGGAGCTTCTGCGGGTCGCCCTTGAGGCGTCCGTGGTTCGGTCCCGTGCTCGCGTGATCCCCATGGAGACGCTGCGGGTCCCGTTCCCAGCGGTTGACGCCACGTCGAACACGTCTAGCGTTTTCGGTGGCATCGTCGGGTACTGGACCGAAGAGGGCGCTGCGCTCACTTCGTCGTCTGCTTCCTTCAGCCGGATCGTCCTTGACGCCAAGAAGCTTACGGCGTACACCGACATTCCTAATGAGCTTCTCTCGGACAGCATCGGGTCGTTCCAGACTTTCATTGACCAGATGTTCCCTGAGGCGCTCGCGTGGTATGAGGACGTCGCGTTCCTGACCGGCGCCGGCGTTGGGGAGCCGCTGGGTTCGCTTTCGGCGTCGAACCCGTCGCTCATCACGGTGGCGAAGGAAGCTGGACAGCCTGCCGACACCATCGTGTGGGAGAACATCGTCAAGATGTACTCCCGGATGCTTCCTTCTAGCATCAACCGCGCGGTGTGGGTCATCTCGCAGGACTGTTTCCCCGAGCTTGCCACGATGGCACTCTCGGTCGGTACTGGTGGTTCTGCGATTTGGCTTGGGAACGGTGTCTCGGGCCCGCCGATGACCATCCTCGGGCGCCCCGTCATCTTTACTGAGAAGGCCCCCGGCGTGCTGGGCGATCTCGGTGACGTGTCGTTCGTGGACTTCGGTTTCTACCTGATCGGTGACCGGCAGGTGATGTCGGCGATGTCCTCCCCCCACTACAAGTTCGGGAATGACCAGACTTCGTACCGGATCATTGAGCGCGTCGACGGTCGCCCGTGGCTCCAGAGTGCCATTACCCCGAAGAACGGCGGAGCGACCCTGTCGCCGTTCGTGCAGCTTGCCGCTCGCGCCTGATAACCGGAAAGGAGAATAGTAATGGATGCCATTGGTCGTCTTTTCAACGTTCAGCCCGGCATGGATGGCGTTTACGTCGACATG